TTAATCCGCTACTATATAAGTTAAGCATACATTCAGCCAAGAATCAGCCGGAACATTAATACAAGATGTTGTACCATATCGCCCTATTGAAACAATTCTAGTACTAGCATCAACAACCACTGAAAACCTATTACTTCCACTTCCTTGTTGTGCAAAACGTACGTTTGTTCTAGGAAGTCCTATCCCATCTGGAAGTTTAAACATTGCAACGTCTGGAATCCCATCACTTGTTTGCTTTGTAGCTAATTCATTTTTATTGCCTACAGCTCCTACAATATATACAAATTTTCCACACTGACGTACTTGAACGTTGCTGTTCGGTCCATAATGAGTACAACCATTAAAAAAATTAGTAACTTTGAGCCATCCAGTATCTATAGGTTGCTGCTTTTCTAACTCTTCCTGTAATGTTCCAAATGTGACGTATCCCTCTGGATCAATTGTCGTTGTAATACTTACATCATTACTTAACTTGATGTAAAAATCATGTACCAGCGACCATGCCGGCATAGATGTTTCTGACGGAACTTCCTTACCTGTTGAATTTTGCGAAATTGCAAATAATACCTCTGTTCCGCTTGCATCTTTTGCATAAATACCCAGCTGTGTCATAAGATAACCAGCTGTTAAGCCAGTATTGGAAAACAACACTCCGATCTTAATTGTTCCATCCGAAGCGGTTGTTACGCCTTGGATTGTTCCACTTTGCTTTATCTCTGAAACGGCTGTCTGACTTTTTAATGCACTTACATCGACTTTTCCAGCTCCAGCTTTTATGGCGGTTACGTTAATCGTCCCACCATTTAGAGCATTTTTTAAAAGCTCAATTCCTTTGTCTGTAATTATCGTATTATCCCACATACTTATACCTCACTAATAATCGTTGAAGAATGCTCGCATACACTTGACACGATCACATAATTAATATTCGTTTCTGATTCACTCACTTCCGAGATACGAACATCACATATAAGATGTGCTGGTTTTAATTGCTCAATTCTTCTTAATACTTCATCATAGTTATTGACTGTTCCGTAAAAAATCACTTGAAATGTATTCTTACCAGTGTTTTCAACGATCTTTGCTTCAACACCGCTCAAAGATGATAAAATCTTTTCAAAACGTGCTGGATTTAAAGCCTTTTTTACTCTCCTTTGCTGAATCTGCTGCCTTCTTTGTTCTATTGTCTGATCTGGAAGAGGCGTTATTTCATACGCTTTTTCCCAGTACGGCAACGACCATGTGGCACGACTTACAAAGATTTGATCGTAAATGTCGTCACATATCTCTTTCACATCGTCTAATTCCAGACCGATGATCTGAAACAACCAAAGACCGATTCTTGATTTTCCGTAAATAGGAGATACATAATCAATCATTCGCTTTGCACTCTCACTGGTTAAGATTTGCTCCATAAGTTCTGTTTTATACCACATAAATCAGCCCTCCGTTAATGCTATAGTTCCAAGCACAGGCATTTGTCCAGACGTAAATTCAACGTTTTTGGCTGCGTCATTTATCTGTACATTTTCATAGTCATAAATATCGGATATAGAACTAAGTAATGAGTTGATCGCTGATATTCTGACAACATTATCGGTTGCATCCGAAGATACGTTCAATAAATATGCCTGCAATTCTGTCTTAAAGCTGTCTTGCACCTCTCGAATCGTTCCTTCTTTCAGATACACAACCGCTGCGACATTAATTGTGACTGTATCAGGGGTTGTTATTTCTAAAACGGCATTTGTCGGTGCTAAACGTGCTTCTCCATCGTCTGGACTCATAATATAATCATAAACGGCATCTTGAATCTGCTTTGATGCCGGCTGTCCATTCTGATCTAGCAAAATGATCTTAACTGTACCCGATGTATCTTTTGCCGATATAACAGTTGCAGCACCTACACCAGCAACCGATAATGCCCATCGTTTGTAATCGGCAACATTTCCTATAAACGAAACGTCCTGACTTTGATCGTATTCAACGATTCGCTCTCTCAAAGTGTCATCGTCCTCTTCATCCAAACCACCAGTGATCGGTTCTTCATTTGTTACAGATATAATCTCGTCGAGAAGTTCTCCATTCTCGTCCCCTGTGTGCAATACGATTGTATTTGCTCCAACATTGCTATCTGCTCCTCCTTCTACTGCTTCAATTGGTATTTTTGCATTTCCCAGAGTATCAACTGTAGCTTCTTCAATCGTTACGAACTCTATGGTATTTCCTTCATCGTCAGCCTCCGTTGAAAATCCATAGCCAAGGGGTATTACAAGTCCAGCTTTTGCTGTAATTGTCACATATCCCGAAGCGTTTACTGATTCTCTTCGCACCATGCCTCCTCGCTCGTCTGCGTGATAATCTAACAAATACGATTCTTCACAGGTAGCTGGAAAAAGGCACTTTAAAACTTCTACAAGAACGTACTCTTTAAGTTCTGATATTTCTATTGCTGTTGGTCGTGTAAAATCCCACGGAAATCCGCCCTCTGATTTATCAATATCGTCTGGCAAATTTCCCAGCATTTTCTCATGGATTTCATCTTCACTCGAATTTTCCAAAAAATCTGGAAGTTCCATTTCTTCTGCTTCCAATGCCATTTTTAGCCCACCTCACTTTTAAAACTTGTTGTTATCTCTGTATCTCCGTCGATTCCCTGTACTTGTACTGTTACAAGACAATGATCTGCTTCCCATTGAAACGTAATATTCCCAACGTACAAAGTTCTTTCGGACGGATCAGCCATTAACGCCTCTTCAATCTCTCTTTGTAAAATGCTTTCTGCCTCTTCACGGCTATCTGCTTGCAAGGCACTTTCATAGTCAATCCCAATGTCGGTGGAATATCCCTCATGAGCATATCTTTGTGTCATGATCGTTTTGTAACACCATTGCACCCACGCTTCGAACCCGGATGCCTCTTTTAATTTTCCATCATGAAGCGTAACAAAGTCGCCTGTGTCAAAATCAAAAAAGATGCTCGGCTTATAACCGGCATCTTCGTCCTCTTCTGTATTTTCTTCGTCAGTTCCTTCGTTCTCTTCATCGTCTAAATATTCCTCGTCATTGTCGTATTCCTCGGGAAAAAGATTATCCGGCATCGTCTCCACCTCCTTCTACCTTTCCAACTACAATAAGTTCTTCTGCATCTGTCCAGATCAATAAAACCCTGTCTCCTTCTGCTGTCTCTATTCCTGATAATACTAAATAATCATCGTCTGGTTCTGATCCTTCTGGGTAAGAATCTGGAAGAACGCCACCAGCTTTCATCGTTCCAAGTTCTGCAATAATATTTACTGCTTCGCTGTTATTTCCCTTTGAAATCTGTTCGATCATCCGAATAAAGTTTTTTCTTCCATCTTGCTTCATAACTAGCAATCTCCTTTAATAAAAAACAACGTCCATTGTTCCAGCAACACAGTCATGAGATATACTTTTCACTGTCTTGTTTCCCTTGATTCCAGCGGTACCACAATCAACATAGACTGTATCGCCTCGTTTGATCTTAGGATTACTGATCGCTGTCACTGTGTATTCTCGTTTGACTTTTGCACTTCTTTTAAGCTTGTTTTGTGCCTGTTTCTTGACCTTAGACAGCTTTTCTTTTTTGTCCTTGTCCATAATATCTTGGATCGTACCAAACTTCGATGTATTCTTAGATAATGTTGAAAGTCTTGGAATCGAGTTTTTCTTCGACTCTCCATAAATTTTTATTTTGGTAACGATATCATCCATCGTTATTTTCAGTTCAATAGATATAACGTTCTTTCCTTCTTTCAATTTATAAATCGTCGAATTTTTGTTTGCATACTTTATAATCACAGTCGTTCCTTCAATCGTGAAAATATAACGGCTGGAAATACTTTTCTTTGCTTTGTTAAGCACGTATATAATCATATCTCCGATATTCTTCTGAACTGGCTTGATTCTTTTGTTTTTGATCGAGCCATAACTATAGCTTAATTTCAGTTTCCAAGCGGTACAGATTTTCTTTACAATCTCTTTTGTGCTAAGTCCAGACTTATAATAAAAATAGTCCTGTGATTTCATCATATAAATGAGATAATCATACGCTGTAAACGTTACTTCCTTCTCGGTGTCTGTAACTCTGTCATTTTCCCAGATCACACCTCGAAATACTTCAAAGTACCCATTCCCAACATCGGCAGAAATATATAATCGGTCTGACGGCTGTATCAAGGTTGATAGTGTAGCCCCATTTTGAACGGCATTCATTACTGTTAAACTGACTTCTTTCGCTAACGAATCAGGATCATCGGAGATCGTTAAATCTAAAATAACTCGTGATTTAAAAAGATCATATTTCTTGCCGGATGATGTCTTTACCACGGCTTTATACTGCGGATTTGCCAAACTTGCCATGATTTATCCTCCTATCATCTTTAACAAAGTCTTATAACCTACAACGCCGTCAACAGTTAATTTATGCTTTCGCTGATATCTTTTCACTGCTGCTGCTGTCTTTGATCCGTAAATTCCATCTTGTTTAGTTCTGACAATCTTCTGCACAAATTTAACCACTTTCCCTCGTCTGCCTCTTCGAATCTTAATCTTCTTCATGGCAGATTTCATAGCGGAAGTCAGCTTTTTGTCAACTTTCAATTTGGAATATCCGTCTTTGTTCATTGCTTTCTTAAGTTCAGTGACTTTAGAATTTGAAACGGATTTACTGCTTGGAACAGGGATCACAAGCACCTGTCCTTTATAGATCGTGTATTTGCTGATCTTCTTTTTCGGATGTTTCTTGCGTTCCTTCTTGTTCCTTGCATCAATGAGTTTTTTATTGGCATTATAAATTAACTTGTACTTTTTACTCGATCCGAGATATTTCTTTGCAAGCTTACGCAACGTCTGACCTTTTTTTACCTTAACCTTTTTCTTTTTTACTTTGGTTGTCTTTCGCTTTCGTTTACTCGATGATACACTGATTTTCTCATAATCAATAAATCGGATTGTATAATAATAATCTTTCAGACTTTTAATCGTGGAAACGTACTGTGAGATCATCATGTCTTTATTGATCTTTGTTCCTGTAATACAGACATTTACCACTGTTCCATGCACTGTCCAGTAATTCAGCAACGCATCCAATACCGCTGGATCAGTCCACTTATGAACAAATTTCATGCCTTTTCTTGATTCTCCGGGCAAGAAACTATCCCAACCAAGCTCTGACAAGTTTTTACCATTCGGAACGTTGATCTGCCCAAATCTATAAATATCATACTCTGCAAATTTTCCATCAAGTGATGTTTCAATCTCTTCTGGAATCACTGGAAGCTGAATCTTTTGATTCGCTCCCTTTGCATTTTTACCAGTAATATATATGTCCATCACATAACCTCCGCTGTCCTGTTACTTGCTGTTGATCCTACGGCATCTGCAATCGCCTGCATGATTGTATCAGCAATCTCTCCTTTGGCCTTCTTAATATCATCTACAATGCTTCCACTGCCATTTACGCTGATCGTAATTCCGCCAACATTAATGACTGTCTGACTGCTTCCAGATGATGCCGTTGCTCCTGTCTTAGCTGAACCGCCAACAATTCCACCCTTGGCATGTTTTGTAACGCCTAAAATCTGCCCTGCCTGATTCCACAAGGATAATGCTCGGCTTCGATGTTTAGAAAGTGGAATAACCATTTCGTTTCCATCTTCTCCAAGCTCTGAAACGATATGTCCTCTTACCAAGCTACCTTTCGCATTATGAAAGAACTTCCCATTTTTCGGTAAGGCTGTCTGTAATTTCGGTGCGGATGATGTCTTTTTGCTTGTTTTCTTTTTACCAGATTTTGAAGAACCGCTATTACTTAGATAACTTCCACTAGTAATACTTTTGATCGCACTTGCTTGTGCAGCGGTTGTACTTGCTGCGGATGCAATCGTTGAGGCTGCGGATGCTAAAGCACCTGCAAGTGATAATGCGGAACTTCCAGCACTTTGTAAGTTGCCACCAGCTGAAAGCGACATAGAACCCATCGTTCCCAGCATTCCTCCAGCTGTTGCGGACATTCCACCTAAGCCACTGACTTTTCCACCAGCTGCATTCGTAGCACCTGAAAAAATCTTTGTCGTCTTTGATCCAACATTCGTTTGTTTTGTGTTTTTCTTATTCTCCTCGTAAGCTTTCTGTACGGAACTTGCCAGCTCTTTGTATTTTGCTCCTTTTGGATTAACACTTCTAATACTGTCTTTACTGTATTTCCAATATTTCTGACTCTTTGCCGTCATAGAATTACTGTTTTTCAGTGCATTCTTTCGGCTGGATACAAACCTTCTAAGGGAATCGCCAAACTTATTTCCTTTAAAGATTGCCCCCAGTCCACCGACACCAGCTCCAATCAACGCTCCCGGAACTGCCCCAACACCGCCAAAGGCTGCTCCAATGGCTGCTCCTGTTGCAGCTCCACCTCCAACCATACCGAGTTTCGTACCACCTCTATAGGCTTCCTTCTTCTTCGTAGCTGAATCTTTGGAAGTTACTGCATTGTAAATATTACCGGCTGCACTTCCTATTCCAGCAATCCCTAAAGCTCCGCCTAATAAAGATGCACCTCCAACGGCTGCTGCTCCACCAGCGGTCGCTGCACCTGATCCAAGTTTTACGCCTAGATTTCCAAGCCATGCTTTCCATCCAGTGGCAGCTACGGTTTCTCCATTTTTCAGTGTGACACCAGAACCGCCTAAACCAAACAAACCACCCGGTGTCCTTGTCGGTCCAGATGGTGTTTTCGGTTCAGTTTGTTGCATTTTTCGCTTTACGCTTTCTGGTAACCAGATTTCTTTATTACCTGTCGGATTTCCACTTGTTGGTGTATTCTTTCCTGTGCTTGGTATCGTAGGTGTTCCAGAATTTCCAACACCGCCATTTACGTTTACGACTGCGGCTGATACGTTGATCGTTCCAATGGAATCTCCTAAAGGATTGGTTTTTCCTCCACCTCCAGAACCACCAGTGATCAGATCATATAGACTTTTTCCACCTTTAAACAGCTTTAGCCCTCCAGATAATCCAAGAAATCCAGCTAAATAATCTTCGATACCAGCTTTATCTCCGCCTGGTAACAGATCCTTAAGAGATTCCTTGAACCAGTTTCCACCAGCTTTTGCAATATCTTTTCCAATCCCAGTAATCTTCTTTACGATTGCTGGTTTTCCTTTGGAATCCCACCAGTTCGAAAAAGGATTTGCGATCAACTCATCCCATGCAATACTAATCTTGCCACCAATTGAAGCATTTTGGAATTTTGGCATACTAATAAGATCGTCGATCTTATCTCCAGCCTTTTCAAGTCCCTTGAATACAGATGTACTTGCATACTCTCCAAGTTTTTCAAGTGATGTTCCAGCTTCTTTTAGTTTTGCATCGGATTTATCAAGATAGTCTGCAAAGTCTCCTAAACCTTTCGTTGCTCCCTTCTGGAGACCTTTTCCCCATTTAGAAACAATGTTTATGTCAAACGTATCTTTAATATTTGACATTAATCCAGAAACCGTCGAATTAGATGTTTTGTCCATCATTCCATCAAATTCTTTCAGCCCATTAAGGATTGTATTAACTGCTTTGTCTCCACTGATTTCGCCCTTTTGAGACATTTCTCTGATCTTGGCTATGGATTTACCCTCTGCATCAGCAAGATACTTCCATGCGTTTATACCGACATCTGTCAGCTGATTCATGTCCTCTGCGTTCAATCTTCCGTTTGTTTTCATCTGACCTAAAGCTCTGGATACTCGAGAGATACCCTCTTCTCCAGCTCCAAGTGCTGCGGATGCATTACCAATCTTTGTCAGATCCGGAATAATGTCTTTATCAGAAAATCCATAAGCCAACATCCTTTGAGCATTTGATACTACGGCCGATGTGTCAAACGGAGTAACAGATGCAAATTTCTTCGCACTATCCATAAACTTCATAGCTTTCTTTTTAGATTTCAGCATTGTTTCAAAGCCAATTTGATATGTCTGAAATTCGTCTGCTAATGATACTGGATCAGCTATCAATTTCTTTGTAGCAATTCCAGTTATAACTCCACCAGCCAAAGTTTTTAGTGAAAATATAGAATTCTTGATCTTAGATATAACACTTGGGATTTTTTTGATCTGACTTGTTACCTTGTCATTGATTTTTAGGGCTGCTGAAAAAGTCTTTCTACCAAAACTCATACCAGCACTCATAGCTTTTTTGATCCCTGCTGTTGCAGTGTCTTTTAATCCAAGTTTTGGAGTCCAGGTCTTTTTACCGAGCCCGTCTCCCTTTTTACCAAACTTGTCGAGGACTGGACTTGCTTTATCTTCAAGTCCTAATTTTGGCTTTGCACGCTTCTTTCCAAGCTTGTCCATCTCTCGTGATGCTTTCTCTGCATTCTTCCCTGTTTGCTGTAGGCCAGAAGATGCATGGTCGGAATATTCCGATACAACATCGATCACAATTTCTTTGTTTGCCATTTATGCATCTCCTCCTTCCATAGCTTTTAAAATTGCTGCAAAAATAAAAGCCCTCTCTCCTTCAGAAAGATCAAGGGCTTGTGATGGTAACATTCCAGTCCGTAAATAATTTTCTGCAAGCATAGAAGCTAACGGACTGGATTCAATTAGTTTTTTGCGTAGTCAACTACACTAACACCGCCTCCAGATAAGTTATCAATAGCATCGCTGACAGCTTCAAGCTCTCCAGCTGTTAACACCTCTTTGATAATTTCGTTCTGTGTCATAACCATATGACCAGCTTTCTTTAATCCTTCTTTCAGTGCTGAATTATCCCAGAATTTCTTTCCGTCAGTCGCTACTGTTGCAGTGTAAATCTTCCATGCCATGTAATCAGCTGTACTTACTTCTTTCTCAACGAGAGGAAGTGAAGCTCCGCCTGGGTTTGCCATATAAGTTGTAGCTTTCTTTCTACACTGTGCAATTTCATCGAAAGATAATGGTCGAACATTAAATTTAAACAATGTCTGTCCATTTCTTGTAATATTCAATGGCTGCTGTACTTCTGTTTTATACTCTGCGGCTTTTAAAAGACCCGTGATAAGGTCCATTTCATTTTCTTCTGTTACTTCGATTTTTGTTTCTTTCTTCTCTGCCATTTTGTTTCCTTTCCTATACCAGTGCTTTAATGCTATCTGGTACGCTGTTTACAATAAACTGACACTGTCTTTTGATGATCTCTCCCGGTTTTACCTCCAGAATGTTTGTATCTCCATCAGGGATACACTCATCTAACAAATATTTGCTTTCTCCGCCAGCAAGTGGCTCTGTTACACCAGCTTGAAGGCTGAATGTAGGAACTTTCCCATTTTTGATTGAATCCAACATAGGCTGGATTGTAAGATCGTCTCTTACTACAGCTTCCGTAAATGATGCTGTAAATTTAACACTGTCTGGGACACCATAAGTCTGAATATCTCCTGCCGGATGGAAGTCTACGTTTGAAAAGTTTACTCCAACGGCAAACTCTTCTACGGAGGCAAACCATACAGATGTGCCATCAACTGTGACAAATAATTTGCCATCTTTTCCAGTCATTAACTTTCTAGTATCAAAACCTTTTCCGCTCATTTATAATAACCTCCTACTGTGAAATATACTGGAACTGATAAGTTAAGTAGATCTTTTCCATACTGTCTACATCATCAATACGAATAATGAAGTATGCATAATCTACTGCATGTGTATTATCCGTATCCTCGAAGAACTCATAAGTATCTAAGATTTTTCCTTCTCTGTTCATTTCAGCCAATACTTTTTTTGCTTCCTGAATTACGTTATCAACGCCATCAGATGTATTGCTGATCTTTCCAATCAGTGGTTCTAATGTTCGGTTAATACGATCAAAAGCCTCATAACGAATTGCTGTTCGTTTAATCTTTTTCCAGCCCTCATCGTCGTCCTCATTTAACACTGTGTAAGTATTAACCCCAGAATCGAACCAGACCTGTCCTTCCTGTCCTTCGGATAACAGAAGCAATCCTGATTTAATCGCACTCACATACTGTTCGTTTGTCAGCTGTTCAATGCATGATTCTGCATCAGGAATCTCCGTATGCACGATTGATGTACTGGAATCTTTACAACCAATCACACCGCCCTGCACTGCCGCTGCAAGATATCCCTCTACTCTTTCTCCGGCGGTATTATAATAACCACTACCGCAGTAAATGAAATATGGTGCATTATAAGCCTTAGCATTTGCCAGTCGGGTTGCAAGTGACTTTCCAGCTGTTTCCCCAAGCACACAGATACCTAACGCTCCGTTTGAATGAATACGATCCATATACGTTTTCGCTAATGTCTTAACATCTTCCTCAACAGTATCAAGAATCATAACATTCCATGCGTATGCTTCAAATGCATTAAAAGCATTGCTGTAATCTTCTGTTGTAACGTTTGGGGCTGCTCCATCAGTTAACGCCTGCTGTGTAACTGTCTGCATAATTCCAGATTCCCCAGAAGCAAGTTCAGCGTATAAATACTTACTGTCTTTCATTGCTTCCACAAGGTTTGCGGCTTCATTTACACCAGTACCAGCGACAAAGCTTACTTTCTCAACCAGTGTTGCTCCGTTATAAACAGAAAGCTCTTTTGTTGTTGCATCTCCTAACTTCTGCTTTAAGGTTACAGAAAACTTTAAGGCTGTAGGATACTTTGTTTTTAATGTGACTGCATTTGTGGAAGTTGTTGTCTGTAAAGATACGCTTCCCTCTTTTCCGCCAGTTCCAAGGCGGTATAAATATACAGTGTTTGCTCCAGCACTAAATAAGGCTGCTGCTGCATCAATTGTTCCGCTCTCCATATATAAAGAATACAGATCGGTTTTAGATGTGATCTTCTGAACTTCTCCAACCGGCCCAAAGTCTGCATGAACTGGAATACAAAAAACTCCATTCATTGCGGATGCTACACCATTATTTGTGATCTGCTCATGCCTGCGGTAAACGCCTGCTCTTTCCTTCTTCTCGCCTTTTAAAAATAATCCAGACAAGTCTCTACACCTCCTTCTTTCTAAATGTATCTACAAGTTTCTTTGCTGTACTCTGTGTTGCTTCTCTAATACCAGCTTTCGCAAATGCTGTTCGGATAATATCTTCGGATACTCCTAAGACCTGTGGATTTTCTGCATACTCTTCCACAGTGTAAACAACTTCCGGCATTGCTTTTGTATTTTCTTTCTTTTCTGCCATTGTTACCTCCTAATTTATTGTAATTCCTTTTATTTCTTCTGATTCCTCGTCCATTTCTCGAAGCTTTCCGTACTGTCCTCTCACGCTTACCTGTCCATCTCTTAAAGGATCAAGCTTTGTGCTGTATGCTAATTGATTTACAAAAAACGGCGATCCATCGTCCATGACAAACCGCTCCCTTTCCTGTAAATCTTGAAGCAAATTCATGATAAACTGATCTGCGTTCACATCTGATCCAGAGATCACATGAACTTTGATATTGTTTGTAAACCATGTACAAGCATATGTCGATGGGAACGTTCCGGGCTGCATAGAATCCAGTCTCGTATAAACGACAACCTCTTCATCATCTGGTTTCCAGATTTCGTCAAGTTCCGTGTGATTAATTACTGTCACATCCCAGTGTTCGTCAATGTGCTTTGCCAAAGAACCGACTGCATCCAACGGATGATACGAATGTTTTGGAAATGCGTATGCATCAAACGTCAAAATTGATCCGCACACCTCTACGTCCGCTTGCCCTTCAATCGCCTCTTGAAACGATTCAGATTTTCTCCATACAAGAGAAATCGTTGTATCTGCATCGGTTAAAAAAACTCCTTCAAACGCCTTTTTCAAGACTTTCTTTGCTTCAAGCAAGTTTTTATAGCCTTTATTATTAAACAGATACGCTATTGCAATCTCCATTGTTCCAGAAACCTTACGTTCGGAATCATCTTTCAGATTCAATCCATAAATAATACGCCCATATTGTGAGCCATCCCATCTTGCATCGGAATCATCGGGTGCCTGATCTAAAAAGATTGCTGGTGCATTTTTAAATGAAGCTAAGCCCTCAATGCCCAGCTCCTTTAAATACTTGAAAATTATTTGTTTCACAACGTTACCTCAAAATCGGAACCGAAGATTTTGACAACCTCCGGCTCTGCTTTCTTCTTAATTGGATTGACAAAGGGTCGTTTAGCCATCTTTTTTGTGCCATCCTCCAGCCATCCAGCATATTTAACATTACTTTTCAAGCGACTTGTAACTCTGTTCCCTTCAATCAAGGTTTCATCGTTCCAATCTTGACGTAAATTACCAGACTGTGGTGCTGGTGTCTCTCCCGGTGCGGATGATCTGTTTGGAAGCCGTTTATATTTCTTTCCAGAACCGCCTTTTGACAATACTTCAAGTTCGACATTTCTAAGAGTGTTTGTTGCCATCGCACCCTTTCTAGCCATTTCTCTTTTGATACTATCATTAAGGTTCTTTGCACACGCTTGAAATTCAGCTTCTACGCCCATCGGTATCACTTCTTTCTAGTACATAGTAAATTGAAAACTGCCCTGTTCCAGCTGGGTCTTTTGTTCCTTTCACAATAAACTTATGATCGTGACAAGGATCATCCCCAAACAATAACACGTCATTCTTACTTATCTTGACTGCTGGATGATAAGAAACAATCGTATGGCTAATCGGGGACTGGTTTTGTTTCCAGATTTCCATTGTTTTCATATCTGCTTCGGCTAATATGCCGTCTATGATCGCATCTGGAGCTTCTTTTTCATTTCCCTTTACAACCATGCCATCGTCCATGACTTCTGTATCCTGCCAGTAAACACGAAAAGACTTCATGTACTGATAAGGTCTGCCAAAGGATACCATTTTCAAAATCGTCCACCTCCCGGATGATTCATCATGCCAATATAGAAATACTTTCGTTTTTCATTCTCATACGGCTTGATTCCAACGCTTGAAGATGCAATTTCCTTTTTCAGATCATCATAAAGCTGTTTCCAAAAATTCATACGGTTCCCAAAATTAAAAGAGACAGGACCAACACTGTTGTCTACGTCCTGTCCGTATTTGAACATCATGTGTTCTAGCAATTTCAATTTTGCCATTTTGAAATTATCTGGATACTGCTCTAATACAGCTGTGATCTCTTCATCGGAAAGTGCAGCTGACATTTCATCTTTGGATACATCAGTATCCGCCAATTCAAACCGCATTTTCATAACATCATCGGAATTGATATCTTCTGGAAAATAGTTATACGTCATTCTCCTCGCCACCTTCCGGCTGTTCTTCTGGTTCTTCGGTTTCTTCCGAATTAATATCGGAATCTACGGAAAGATCGGCAAGTCTTGTTTCAACTGCTGCCTTGATTCCTTTTCTCGAATCAATCTCATGTAACAGCTGTAAGACCGGTACATCTTCCTCTGTCATGGTCGCAATCTCAATTTTTGCCTCTTCCATTGTTTTCTGAATTGTGGCAAAGAACTGTAATAACTGCTGTGCGTTCACTGCAAGCTCGTGCTTAGATTGTAATAAAGGAATTGATAAAGTGTTAGTGTTAACATTTAAATCCTCTGCATACGCTCCATTTACACTCGCTACTTCTGCAATGTGTCCAGACTTCTTTAAAAAAAGAGAGCGTCGTTCATCTACGACACCCTCTGGAATAGTCTCTCCGATCTTATACCGCTTTCCACCAAAGTTTACTGGTTTTAATGCAACATAATTCATATAAAGCACCTCCTACTTGGATACACATCCTGTTAAGAAAGTTGCAAGATCATCGGAAGTTTTCTTCATATCCGTTGCCATAAGCCCTTCGATGAACTCTGAATGTGATCCTCCTGGTCCATCATACTGTGATGTAGCCATCCACTGACCGTTTCCTAGCATATCCCATGTATAAATATATCCGGCAGATGGTTCTTCAAGATCTACTTCTTTCGGTGCATAAGTTAATAATGCACTGTTATCGTCGAAGACAAATTTCATATCGGCTTTCTGACCGATTTCTGCTGCATTATAAGTTGCATACAGAACTTTTACTTCTTCCAGACCAAGTACCGCTGCAATTACCTGTTCGTTAACAAGTGCTGGATTCGGTGTTGACCCTGAACCTGTAACTCTTTCTAAGAACTGCGGATGATTTTTGATTGCCTTATACGCTCTGTATCCTAAGCATAATTTGTTAGGCATTCTACGTCCGTTTAAAAGGATTTCTTTCTTCATCTCATCAAACTGACCTACGATGTCCGCGTTTGCATCATCAAAATGCACAAACTGTTTAGATGTTGAAGCTGTTGCTTCTCCTGTCTTAACATTTGCCCATGCGTCAGCATTGAAAAACTTGTTTGCAAAGACCATATCAAGGTGCAGATTCATCTGTTCTGAAACCTGTTTTACCTTTGCACGTCTCGGATCAATCGTTGCTGGTGCTCCAGTTCTCTGGTAATCCAGAGCTGTGATGTTATCTACTCCGACGATGATCTGATCTACCTCACATTTGTAAGTATCATCTGAATGAGAGAATACAGCCGGATCTACTGCTCCGAACTTAGGCTTTCTCTTTACCTGATCTTTTGCAATCTCTTCCTTGTTGAAAATATAGTAATTTCCTGTACTTGCCTGCACTGGTAGGATCGGAAAGATACTTGGTGCAACATTCATTCCCGGTGCCTGAAAATATGACATTGCCATATTTGTTAAGTAATAGTTAGGTTTCCATCCTTTCGCAATATCAACTGCGATTGCTGCTGCGTTGTTATGTCCTGTGTTCATTTATTTCATTCCTCCTTTATTTATGCTTCATATCCAGCATGGATGATCGCAACGTTTACGATGTCTCCTTTTGCTGTCGCTGGTGTCAGTGCCATAGCTAAGATGTACTGCCCTGTTGTTGCCTTCTGGCATAATCCCTCTTCATCAACAGCAAGGAAATCTCCAGAATCAAACGCTGCACCAGCGGTCCACATGCCCTGATTTCTGATCTGAACAGTAATATTATCGCCTTTGGCTACTGTCTCATTTTCAAGGACCACAATTCCTGTTGCTTTCTTTCCAGCTTCAGGAAGTTTCGCTCCATCTTTTGTTAATACGACTGCTGCAGCTGTTTTAAGTGCTTCTCCAGCTGTCGCAACGATCACTGGGCTATCATTGATCGGATTGTATTCATATGTTCTGTTTGCCATCTTCTTTGTACCTCCTTTCTTATTTATCGAACATTGCTCTTAATTCAGGATCATTCTGCATAACGATATCCTGTGCCTGTGCATCAGTAAGGTTTGGCATAGACTTTTTGATCTCTGCTACCTTTGCGTTCATCTTTGCAACACCTTCTGTATCGTCATTTCCTGTGTGAGCTCCACCAGATTTACCGATTTCCTCAAACAGACCTGATTTCTGAATTACCGCAAGGTTGTTATCCATGGATGCAATGAAGTTGTTATACGCTTCATCGGATGTTGCTTTCATGGATTTCAGAACTGGCACTAAATCCTCTGCTTTTGTTCCTAAGAGTTCATACTTCTTAGCAACTTCTTCTAAGGACTTCTGTTCTGCTTCTTCTGCTCTCTTCTGGATTGGTTCCATGATCTTTGCCATCATGTCAGAAAAGTTCTTAGTAACATCTTCCATTGCGTTACTCATTGCTTTGTTAACTGCTTCCTGAATCTGATCTTCTCCAGCTCCGGAATTAAATCTTTTTTCAGTACTCTCTTTGCTCGCATCAGCCTGTAATACTTTTAATGCTTCTTTCTTTTCTTCTTCTGTCATGTTGCTAATATCAAATGCCATATTGTTCTCCTTTACGACTTCGGTTTCTTTTTCTTTGTTAATAGTTTCAGGATCGCAAGATTTCTCAATTATCTCTTGCATTTTTGCGATTTCAAAATCATCCGCAACAACAGTATCTTCTTTGTCTGTTGCTGCACGTTCTAATTTGATCCAAGACTTGGATGCATCATCCGAAAATGCCTTAAACTGATCAATGCTCTGTGCGATTGCTGCCTGTTTATCCTCACACTCTTTATCGAGTAAGATTGACACAATCGACTGCTCCAGAGAGTTGCAGGCATTCCAGATCTGGTCCCTCACGTCGTAGATCTTCTTTTCATTCATTACATCATCAAATGATGTTGCTTCATCTTCCATGGACTTTCTGACATCTTCTGAATTTACTCCTAAGCTGTCACAAAACGCATTAAAGAATCGCTTGAAAAAGTTTCCCTTCGGTTCTTCTGCACCTCCTCTCTTTTTAATCAGGATATTTGCTTTCTGATCTGCTCCGATGTCTACTGCATCGATCTTTTTTACTTCCAGATCTTCCAGCTTTGTCTTTCCTTTTGTTTTCATGTTTCCTCCTTTCTAACGACACTTTTTCGAGTTTCAAAAACGCAAAGTGCATTTTCAAACACAAAAAATAGACCAATTTGCATTTTTTACAAAATGGTCTATTTTCATTTCAGATTTCACTTAATTTTAGAATAAATTTCAGTTTCTCATTTCAGATTTCACTTCCTCAATGATCTTCTGAATCTTTCTTTTATAGTTCTTATTCCCAGTCAGTCTTATGTGGCTTTCCAAGGTCCTTAGATTTCTGGATGTTGGAACTCTTCTACGTTCTACATTCTTCTTAATTGCGATCGCAACTCTTTTATTCCTACAGTGCGTATGGTGCAATTCAAAGCAATCAGGATTGTACACGATCCATTCATCCTGTCGGTGTGATTTCTTAATCTTAAGAATGCGATCATCTCCTAATCTGCAAACATCCAGTCATCCGCTAACATATCAGCTTGGCTCGCTAACCATCCCATCTGTACACCAGACGTGCCGATAAACGCAATTGCTTTATTTCCAATGTCATTGTGATCACAATTAACAATTGTTCCGTCTGCTGCTGTGTACGAAATACATGTTGCAAGCTGAATATACTGGTTCTTTCCGTTCCAACCTTTTCTTTTGACTTTAAGTCCACATTTCATGTACTTAATCGCATCTCCGAATCCAAATGTAGCTTCTCCGCCTAAAACTGGACAATTTGTTTCATCTGCGATTAGCCATTCATCAGACAAAATGTTAGAAAGTGTATATTCAACCCTCTGCGTCTCTCTAATATCAAGTAAATCTCCCTGTCCTTTGTCAGTATCTTTTGGTCTACACTGCATCATAATTGATTGCTTTTCTGCATCCCAGAACCAATATCCGCCCCATGATGGTAGCTTCACTTTTCCTCCGGATTTCATAATTTTGAATGCATCTCTAAATTCCATTATTCGTCCTCCTCAACTTCAATACGTTTCGCTTTGCCCTCGATACTGAACATCGTATAAGTTCCGTCCTTAATCTTTGCCCAGACCTCATCGTCTGTGATGTGGAAACCAACCCACCAGCCTTCAGGCAACGTACCTTCCTCTATACCGAGAGTTTTCATCTTTTCCTTAGTGAATATAATACTCTCGATTAAAACGCCTGCACCGCCTCGCTCGTGCATCTCTCCGGCTTCACGATAGAACTCTACATAGGTATATGCTGTCTGTTCTAGTTCTTCTGGATCAATTAAATCGTTCTGGCGGTCAACCAGCTGTTTTCCGTTCTCATCGACTGCAATCTTAGCCCATCCAAAGACGTACTGCTTTTCTTCGTCCTTCTTAGTAATATCTACTCGATTCAAGGACTTTCGTATACTGTCCTGTGTCTGTGCTGGGGATCGTATATAATCGTTAAAATATCTCATGCTTCCTCCTTCTTATACAGCCGATCAAAGTCATTCTTACGAACTACATTTAATCGACCAACTGAATCTTTTACAACATAGTCTCCGATTCTTGCAACAAGTCTGCTGCCTTTATATCTCCGTGCATTAAAATAGATCGTACATCCAATAACGGAGATTGCTCCGTCACGCTGTGCACGATCTATCATAATTTCTTCGGTATTCATTTTCTTAGCAAGCCAGTCAGGGGCGATCATCTCAATATCGGGTGTGATCTGCACTGCCTGAACTATCTGCTTTATTGCTTTGTACTTCATCATTCTTCTTTCTTTGCATATCGTCCAGTTCCATTTGCGTAATGGATTCCGTCACAGATTTTCATAGTTACTTCTAACATCCCTAAAGGTTCAAACTGCCTACGAATATTTCTCGGAATTGTCTTATCCTTTAACCATTCATGCATATCGTCCAGTAATTCAAACCATTCTTGTTCGTGTTCTGATACATCCATATCTTGTTTCATTAGCTGATCGAATCTTTCTTTTAATTCAAGATGTTTTTCCATTTTCTAAAGCCTCCATCCAATGCGATACCTTCTGATAATCTTCAATATTTCCTGATAACATCATTTTATCATAGATCATATTATTCAGCCAGTCATACCTATCTGGTAACGGAACAGAAATAAGCTTCATTGCAAAATCATAATCATTTTTAAATAACCCAGCAACTTTATTTATATTTCTTAAAGCTTCTGTCATATGATCGTACTGTGATTCAAGAATTTGTATATTCTCTTTCTTGCTAATCTCCTGTGCTGCAAACTGTACCGAACCCTCTTCCATGTTCTCATACTGTTTATACATTTTACGATCATATTTTGTAACTGATCTAGCGTGTAACTGTTCATGTAACAAAATATGTGGGGCTGTTTCATGTCTGGTTATAATATCTCCGTTCCACTGGATACCATAAACACCAGAATCATCATCAACTACGACCTTTCCACTCCATGAGCTTTCAAGATCAAGATGTTTGTCTGCAATCTCTGACATTTTATTAGCAAGAGTCTCTATTTCCTCTGTGCTGTACTCTCGCAGTTCATCTTCTTCTGTTTCATACGCTGCAGCTATAGATTTTGAATTGACATACATAACACAGCATTTACACCTCGGATGAAGCGGAGGAAGTAGCTTACCTGGGGCAAATTCTTCGTCCATTCCAACAACTTTGCCGTTCAGTTCTCTACATGTGCTGCATGTATTCTCACTATCCGTTGCGGACCATTTTTTGTCCTGTGGTGGCAATATACCCTGATCGACAAGATTCTTTGTATGCTGGTATCTGCCATACTCATAGGCAAATGCTCTTTCGGTCTGTGCAATCGTCTTAGCTCTTTCCCTTAACTTACGTTCTGCATACTTCGCTTGCTTATCCCTTGCCATCTGCTCAATCTTCTCTGGCTTTGTTCGTGGGTGTTTCTTCTCCAGCTCTGCCTTGATCGTCTCATAGTATTTTTTTACCGCCTGTGTTTGTGGCTTGGTTAATCCAATGCAAGGGCGTATGAATCGGGATAATTCATCATCGCTCATGTGTGATCTGATCCCCAGTTCGATCATCGACTGAATTGCATCTTTCTGTACTCTGGTACAGTTTGTTACTAACTCTGCTGTACGATTCTCCAACCAGTCAGAAACAGCCCAGTGATCGGCATCAAATTTATATCCAATATCAATGCCCTTGAGCTTATTCTCATTGGCTGCTGCTGCCTTCATGGCTTTGACCATTTCTGGAGCAATCTTTTCGGAAACCACCTTGGAATAGTCCTGTTGCCATGCTTCTACAGTCTCTTTGGAGATCGAGCCAGCTTGAATTGCTTCTCTGATCTCCTTAAAAGTCAAAACTGTTTGCTGATCCTTCCAGAAGCTAACCAACCACTTAACAAGTTGAGGACTGCTGTTCGCTAAGTACCTCTCCAACGCTTCTTTAACCTCGTTGGGTGTCTTGGGTACTCTCTTCTTAACCTTTCGGAATAGGAACATATAATCAGCTCCTTCCTAAACGTTTTTTGGCTTCTTGTACCTTTCCATCATCTTCGGCAACGTCTTGATTGTCCTCTGGATGTACATTATTTCCATTTCCCTGTGATCCAAGATCATTTGTCTGCTGATCTTCTCTATCAGGATCAATGAACCTTTCATCCTCAGATACCTTTGGTGGCAAATTACCAGCCTCTCGAACATATGTTTCCAGTTCGTCGTCTGGGATCAATACACCAGTGCCAACCATCGTCTGGATGTACTGTGCTAATTTGTTCATGTCGATCTTTTCAATATCTCCGTGAACCATCTTCGGGTAGTCTGTGATCCCCTTGAAATGTTCTCCGTTTAGATCAATCAATCTTGGGATCGCTTGGTTATTAAACGCTTCACAGATAATGTCAAGGTATGATCCAATAGCTATAGCAAATAACTCTGTCTTATCATCGGACAATGCAAATGATCCAGTGTGTTCATGCCCCAACAGAATAAAATCCGCAAGCGTTGTCATTGCTATGCGGCTATCATAACGATTTATAATCTCGTTCGTATCAATTTGTCTGCTTCCACCTGTGGAAACAAGCTCGAACTTAAATCCCGGTGGTAACACGATTCCAGCACTTTTGTCTTGTCGGACATTCTTTACCAAACTATAAGCCCATGCTAACAATCTTGCACCTTCGGGATCATCTGGATTATACAAGTCAACACCTTCTGGTGGTGTGACCATCGGTATACCAGCGAGATCTCTTTCAATCCCAATTCCCTCAAATTCCTGAATACCTTTCTTGAAGTACCAGGAACGATAAGCATTTCTCAGGATACTCCTTCCTTCTGGATTTCCTTTTCTGGATCTGGTCCTGAAATGGATTGCCTTTTCCAGTGGGATCGTATAAAGTCCAAAATTTGGCGGTGGCATCTGCGTCATGCCAATAAGATTGTCTTCATCGTCATACTGCCATTTGTATAGAGAATCCTGTGATCGGATAGGAAGCTTTCTCCACCCGATTAAACCATCATCATATTTGCTGTTCGTCTTAGGATTTGCTGTCCGCCCTGATCTTCTCTTATATACGATCTCATGATACGACCAGCCGTATGTAAGGAATGATAGGATTTCAGATACTGTGTCAGTCCATGTGTCCTGCATATCATCCATGCAAGACTCAACGAACTCCGCTGCCTCTATATCCTTTTGATCGTCTCCCTGTGGCTCTACGGAAAACTGTGCCTGTCTAAGCAATGTATCCAACGCAAATATGATCGCTCCGATTACATCATCGTTAGACTCCATTTCCGTATATACCTTTACTCCTCGTTGACCTCTCAACTCTGGGAGAAATTCTTCGTAAAAGCTACCGCCCCACCGGTTTTGACCGATGCGACCTATTTCATCATACAATGTTGTTCCTCCTTCCTGTCTGTCCTATGTCCAGTAACTATCTCGTGTATCAGGTAAACTACTTGGTGCTGTGATCGTATTACCTGATTCTAATTCCGCAAACGCCGAACTCGTTGCATCTACCATATCTTTGAATTTCGATTCAGGAAATGCTTCAAGCTGATTGAAATACATCTCGTTCCATGGGGCTATCAGCACATCAACGTTGCCCTTGTCCATTCCTTCAAGGCCTAACCACTGTGCAGAGAACGGTGCTGCTCTTGTAACCTTATCTCCAGATTCAGGAATACACTTCACAGTAAATCCAGCTAAAAGTTTTAAAAAGCTCTGTGCCTGATCTTTACCAGCCTGTCCGGGATCCTGTGGAAGTCTTGTTGAAACTTTCTTATGTCCTGACTTATCTGTGATGCACGTCTGCTTTATTATTTCTCGTACACCAGCTGAACTAAGTCTCTTATTAATTACATCAGCGACAATATATCGTCCATTCTTCCTCTTTCCGATAAGAACACCAGCCGTGTATGCCGGATCTCCCTTTTCATCTTCTGATGTAGCTGCAAGGTCCCAACCTCTAGCCCACTTGATAACGTCGCTTGGTATCTCTTCAAGCATGTTTACCTTTACTCGCTTATACATTAAGCCTGCGGCTGCCTTGATCTTCCAGTTACCACGAAGAAGTCTTTCTCTCTCAACTTCCGTCAACGCTAATAGGTTGGCTTTATATCCGGGGTTCTCTTTCATCAAGATTTTATTATCATCCAGTGTGGACATGATGAATGTTACGGATTTCGGCATTGTTTCTGCTTCTTCCTGTCCGATATTAGCATCAAGGGCAATCTGCACTGCCTCTGTTCTTGTGGCAGCCCATCTTACTTTTTCGTCAATGCGAACAAACCATCTTTTTTTGCCTGAACGCTCCTTCATCGGATAACCAGTGTCCTGATCTATCCACCATGATATAAAGTCAGCAACCCACGAATCAGCATCAGGATTGCAAGTTGCCCTCACGTAAGGCTTTACTCCGCAAATACTACGGTTTCTGGACAGCATATAAAAAAACTGCTTTTCAGAGAAATGTGTAAGCTCATCAAAGCCAATCATCGTGATCTGTGATCCTTGCCACTTCTGGAGATCATCGTCTCTGTGGATATAGTCAAATGATATTGTCATACCGTCCTTGAATCTCCACATACCAGCACTGTATCTGCCTTCTGCTCCATGTATGTCTCCATACACATCGTTGCTCGTATCCCACAAACCACCTTGGTTGAATATCTGCTTATACTCATGTCGAAATATTACAGCACCAAACCTTTTGTTGTCCTTATATCTTAGAGGCTCAATCAGTAATCCGTAGGACTTACCACCACCAGCAGCACCACCATAAATAGCAATATCAGCTGTTGTAGAAAGGAATCTTTCTTGCGGACCTTTCTGTGGCCGTATGATCTTAGTTTTACTCATCATCGTCCTCCTTCTCCGGCAAGTAAATTTCTACCTGTGTTGTATCTTCTGTGATCTCATCGTCTCTCTGCTGTGCTGGGTTCTGTCCAGCTGTATCTCTTAGAAACGTTGCAGCTTTTACATTCCCATTTGCTGCCTGTACAAGCATTGCAGCCAAAACACCCATGCTATAATCCATGTCCTCCTCTTTGATTCCTAAGGCTGTCAGCGTGGCTTTCATGGTTGATTGCTTATTCGACACCGGCATATTTAACAACGTTTCTGCTGCTTTTCTCATATCCCTTTTTTTTCTTCTTGCTTCTCCAGATGCTTTTCCACCTTTTGAAGCAATTTCTCTTCGTTCGCTCTCTGTTCGGCGGTTCATAGGTATCAGATTTTCGTCATTAGCCAATGCCACCACCTCGCTTCGTTATTAACTTAGATAAAACTAAATAAAACAGGCATCTTTTCTCGCCTGTTCCATCTTTTCGACCTCCAGATTTGGGGCTGTCATTCTACAAGGTATATCACACATCGACATATCCGTTACTGCCTCCATTTTCTTTGTCAGAATATCTTCATCAAGTATATGACCTATAATCTGATACGGCTTATGACAACAGTACATGACCTCGCCTTTTTCATTCAGGGCTATCTGTGCCCAGCTTGCGGTGCATCTCTTCTCCTGCCTGTCGAGCAACCCCCATTTAAAATTGAGTGTTACTCTTTCATCTTCCCTTGCCATATCTGATACGACTTTTCTTATCTCTTCTGCCTCTCTCTGCCTCTTCTCATCCTTGTAATAGCTTCCGCCTGTACTTTCCACTGGTCTAAAAACTATGTAATCAACATCCAGATCTTTATTTGCTTCATAGAACCTCTTTGCATCTTCTGGATCTTTTACAAGCTGCTGTATTCCAAGCGACGTATCGGGGCTGTTCTCTTTCTTCCATGCTGCATATGCCTTTATGTTCTCTCTTACCTTTTCATATGCTTCCACTCCTCGCAACTCCTTGTAACTCTCATTACTGTATGCATCTAAGGATACTTTTAAATAATTTGGCTTTACTTTAACCAGCTTATTGAAGTTTGTATTGATCCCCCACTGGATATTGTTTTCTGTGAGCCATGCCGCGATCTTTTCAAAGTCAGGATTGATACTTGGCTCTCCACCACCTGTCAGTATGAATCCCTGTACGCCTATAGCTACCAGTTTATTTGCATATGTGATAAAATCCCCATACTTCATTGATTGAACGCCTGCATCAAGCTCCCAGCGTCCGTAGGTACAATATGGACATTTATTATTACAATAATTTGTCAGGAATATATCTGCTGTTATTGGTTTCTTCTCTCCAACGATCCTATCTATATGACTTAGCATCTTATCGCCAGTTATATTTCTGTTCATCTTCCTAGCTTTCCTCCTTTCTCTCTTTCCTCCACTTCTCGTTCAGGATTTTTGGGGCTGTGCGTTCCCAGTTTATCCTGTGGTGTATTCTTTTATGCTGTGTGTACATCATACTGACTTTTACCGCACTAGGCATGCTCATGATCGCATAAAATGTTTTCAGGTACGTTCCACCTTCTTTATACGCATCTGTCATGCCTCCAGACAAGCTCTGTGTCGGTAACTGCACAACGCAATATTTTGTATATGAAAAGAACAGGTGTCCCCTACTGCTCAATGTCGTGTACGTTACAACATCCTCGTTCATGGTTCCTCTGTACTTTATCGGTGTATTTGTCTTACAAAAGAAACTGTTCATTGCCTTTCGTAATAATCCTTTGTGGAAGTTTCCTCCGTCTACTCCTCCAACGAAATCCCCTCCCTGACAAAATGCCACTGTATCAGCTCCTGATGCCTCCAGGAACTGAATCATATCTTCAAATACTCTGTCAAAGTCATGCGACGGCTTGTATTTCAGCTTTCCATCTTCCTCGTATCGGTAGTCAATGCTTTGGTAATCATCGTCCAGCATTAAGAAGTATTTAAGTCCTAGCCTCTCTGCAATTCTCCAGCACTCATTACGTGCATAGATGATCGCCCTGTGATCATTGAAATTGTCCATCGTGTCTGCCCTGTCATATGCTTCCTGTTTATTGAATACGATTACTTGATCTGCTCCAAAGTTCTTTTTATACTCTTCTGCCTGATCGTCCTCATCGTCTATGATGAAGTATATCTTACCGGTATATCCAGCTTTTTTGATTGCTGGAACAGTCACAACATTATCAGCTCGCCCATGTGTCAGTATGAATACTGCGAAATCATTTCTCATCTCGTTTCTTTCGCCACCTTTCATTTAATATGCATGGATCTCCCCCACTCCAGTTTCTAGCAATTCTTAATTGGTGACCATCTTTAGTTCTATTCATTTTTACATAACATCGGGCTGGATCAGCGATAACAGCATAGAACGCTCTCTCATAATCAGTCATATTTTTGTATATTTCTTTCATTCCTCCGTCTGCTTTACCTGTGCCAGCTTTGGGAGTCTCACAGCAAATAGGTACAGCTGTACACATCTTTATACCTTTTTTGTTATACTCAATACACGTTATGATATCTTCGTTCATAGCCGAAATCCATTTTATGGGTATTTCAACATTACGGAAAAATGCGTTACTTCCTTTTCTCGGAAATTTTTCTATTGTTTCCTCTCCGCCCATATACAAATTCTGCGTTCCCGGATTGATGCTTGCAAATCCTCCCTGAAACAAAAATTTAACATACGCTTCTACGAAATCATTTGCTTTTACTTTCGTATATCGTGACATTTTCCCATTCTTCGGCATTCTCGCTGCGAATAGGCTTATATCATCGTCAAGAACAAGAAATGATTTTAACCCCATTTCTCGTGCGGTATCTTCTACAAACTGTCTTGCATATAATACTGCTGCTAAATGCTGTCTGTTATTAAACGTGTCACAAATTTCCCAGTATTTTTTTTTGTCAAAAACAAGTACATTTTCTGTACCATATTTGTCCAGATATTCAGTTTGGCATTTATCCATATTGTCGATAACAAGATAATACTTCCCTGTATATCCACTTTTCAAAAACCAATCTAGAGTTCTCTGATCATTCGGTCTTTCATGGGTTGTTATAAATATAGCAAAATCATTCCGCATCGACCTCGCCCTCCATAATATCTGCAATATCACTCGTTAACTGCACATATCCATTTGCAATCGCATTGTTCACATCAATTATTACGAGTGCCGACTTTTCAAATAACTTCTGCACTTCCGGCTCTGCGTGTGCATAATATTCTGCGATATTCCTATAATTGAATACGTTGTGTCTTCTAGCAGCCTGAATAAGGAACTCTTTTACTTCGCTTGGTATATTCTCCGTGCTGTTGATTTCCTCTATTAATTCATCGGCTTTAGAACTGTCTAACATGTCAGATATTTCTGGGCAATCTCCTGTGATCTCATACTGTGGTATATCTACTTTCAAAGTATACTTATCGTCCTGAACTTCCTCTCCCAGCTCGTCCTCTCCCACTGAAAATCCGAACTGACTCATATCAATGTTAATGATTCCCGACATTTCCTTACCAAGTAAATCTTCGTCCCATTCTGCCAGCTCTGCAGTCTTGTTGTCTGCCAGTCTGAATGCTTTGATCTGCTCGTCTGATAAATCATTTGCACTGATACATGGTATATCAGTAATTCCAAGCTTCTTTGCTGCCTTATATCGAGTATGCCCAGCTACGATCACGCCATCTTTGTCAATGATGACTGGATTTTTAAAACCAAACTGCTTGATTGATTCTGCGACTGCATCAACAGCCATGTCGTTGTTCCTTGGATTATTCTCGTAAGGCGTTAATTCCTCGATCTTACGCATCGTAATTTCAATATTATTGTTAACTGCTTGTGTCATTTTGTTCATATCCTTTCTAAATATTTACATACAAAAAAAGGATCATCATTTCTGACAATCCTTTTCGTGTACATAATTAATCAAGACGGTATTTGGGGTTTTTAGGCTAATAACATACTACCACGTTTGATTTCTATTTAGAACCTACCAATTTTCTACCGCCAAAATTTATGAATTTCTAATCACAATTAAGATCACTTGAACTCCCATTTTTAGGAGCTTTTAGAAATAATATACAGCAATAATTTTACACGCCACGCTGACATCTTTATACACTGTTTTCTCGCTGATTCTCTCTTCTTCTGCAATTTCTGATACTGATTTCTTCTCCTTATCTATGTATAAGCCGTAAATTTCTCTGCATCTTCTTAAATCTTCATAACTGGATGATTCATCGCACTCTTTTTTGTACATTTCAACTGCTCTTTCTAACTGCTTAATCTTAAACAGTTCCATACGTCTTTCTTCTTCATTACGCATGATCCGTCTTTCACTTTTCATAAGCTGCTGATCTACATTCCCCATTAGGTCTTTTATACACTCATATCTAAGCTCTCTTTCTTCCTCTTTCGTTAGCACTGCTTCATCTGCCAACTTTGCTTTCGTCCTTCTGTAATTCGTAAGCATTTTACGGATGTTCTTCGAAAGAATCTTATCTACGTTTTTTTCTTCATCCAGTATGGTATCTCTGTATGCTTTTACTGCTTCTTTTACGATCGCCTTCTCTTTCTGTGTAAGAATGTTTTCTTTTCCCATTATGCCGCCCTCCTAAATTGACATTGATCATATTTGAATGATATAATTTAGTTAGTTGTTGGTAGTCGTTTCTTAGGAAGCGGCTTTTTTTATTTATTCATCCCACTGTAATTTCTGACCGCAATCAGGGCAGTATTTCGTTTTTCTTTCGATCGGAATGTCATGGTATCCATCCCCAAGGTCTCTTGAGAACTCATATCCGCATACACACTTTGTATCCTCCCATTGTTTGAACTTAATCTTGTGTGGCTTCTGTTTTTCTCGTGCCTCTCTGCACTCTTTAGGTGTTCCTAATGTCTTGTAATACTCCAGCAAGGAATAATCCACCTGAACGTTCTTACTCTCCTGTTTCAATGCCTTGACTTCTTCTGGTGTCAACCCTGTATCTTCATAGTGTGCAAGATCATACATTGCCTTATTGATAAGGTTTTTGTTTCTGATAACTGCTACTCCACAGCTGTATTCTGTTAATCTCTCCATATTCATTCCTCCGTTCCTTTTAACTTCTTAACATTTGCTAAATTATTAAGCATGTGTAACGTCCCATCAATGACGTATTTTTCTATCTCTTCGTACAAAGCATTTATTGTTGTATCCGCCATTTCTTGAAAGTTGCAACCTAGTGACAAATCTTCTAATTTGCATACCTCACAACAACCATGTATATTACAATAGTTATACAATTCTGTTATTTTTTCTGCTCTTGTCATATAGCCTCCTCGTACATATCAAAATCCACGCATAATTCACATTCGAGTGTAGAATATTTATGTCTGCAACTTCTACATTCTTGGTATAAATTTTCTTCCTCCCATTTTTCAGTGTAATATCTTCTGTTTTTTTTGCGTTGATTATTCATTCTCTACCTCCACTGGCACATAATCTAACGGAGATCGCCATACCCAGCCCCATGTATCATCGTAAATAAGAAATTCCGTACACTCGAATTTATCTTTCTGGACAGCAAATACTGTGTAAATCTTTCCTGTTGCTTTCTTCTTTACTTTAAACATAATTAACGCCTTTCTATATCAGTGAAAAATAATAAGCCGAAAGTATCATACATGCCCAAAATGCTGTATTTAATTTAAGTGCTGAAAATGGCTTTCTTTTACGTTCATATATTTTTGATGCAATTATAGATATAATTCCTACCATGAAAAACGCATAAGCCAATATTTTGTTATAGATCATAGATCATCCCTCTCTTTCGCTGCCTGACATAAAGTCATTACTGTTGCACCAGCTACTGATCCAATGAATAATCCGCTTAAAAACCAAATGATCATAGATTAACCCTCCATTATATTTTCAAATCTATATTTTTGCTTTGCATCAGGATATTTTTCGTGATCTACTTCACTCATAAACATTTCTAATGGTCTTGCATAGATTCTTTGCATTTCTTTTGTAGCAGCATATACTACAAGCAATTCATTTGTCTCTGTATGGCGAGCAACATTAAGGACAACATATAAGTTCCCTTTAAAGTGTTTGTACACTTCGTAAGGTTTCGGCATGTGTTGTCCATTTAACGTCTTTGCTACACTCTCTATTTTTTCTATTGTCTTTCCCATGTTCTGTAACCTCCTTTATTCCACCTTGTTAGTCGTCACTCCACATATTTAATAAGCCGTCAATGTCTCTTTCTAATTCGCAATAATCATCTTCGATTTTGCTTCTTAAAATTTCATATAAAGCATTTATACTTGTTAAACACAACATATTTTCTTGATATATTACATAATTTGGTGTTATTCCATCATCTTTGTACAGACAATCAAATGCGATAACGTATATTTCATCTACCTCATTTATATCTATACATTCTTTTGATTCCTCTTTGTCTCTATATACTTTTCTAAAAATCTTTTCACAAAATCTTACTAAGATTGCTGCTATCTCTTCGTCGTTTATACAATTATCGCTGATTCTTTCTGGATGGCTCATAATTGTACAAATGATTGCCTTTTTAACTGCATCCTTGAATTGTGTCTTTGTAATCACGTTCCCACTCCTTTAGATTCTAATTACCCTATGTCCTCTGTCACACTGGTTCAGGATTTTATCTAACGCTTCTTTTGCTTCTTGCTTTGTTTTATATTCCTTAATAGCGTATTGTTCGCCATTTAATAATTCACAGTTAACAGCATATCTGTGTTGCCCTGTGGTAATAACTGCACGTTCTGGTGTCTCTACGCTAAGAAATACAGTTGCGATATTATCGAAATTTATTATTTCTTCATTTTCTGTTAATATCAGCATCTTCTTCCTCACTTTCAAATTCTTCGATTGCTTTCCATGCTACGACCGGTGCTAGATTTAACTCTTCTACTGTTTTAAACTCTGTATCTACATATCCAAAACTTCGTGCAGCATAAATTTCTTGATAAAATCCGAAACCATATTCATCGTCATACTGCATTGCCGCCCTCGGAATTTCTTCTTCGTTATCTTCCTGAACAACTTCAAACCATGTACTTTCAGGATGCGGAACATCAGGCACATCATCAGGATTCTTTCTTAGATCATGCCATCGGTATTTTTCTTTGTATTCTCTTAGCTCTTTCAGTTCTTCCAACCACTTCGCAAGCTGTTTATAACTTTTTGCTTCTTCAAAATAGAAATTCGCTTCATCGTCATTAAGATTTCCCATTTGAACCATTCCATGATGATACTTGGTTTTTACCATGTTATTTGCAAATATGATAGTTTCTTCCAAATTCATAAGCGACACCACCTTTCAAATTCAGGGCTAAGGATATCGTCTTTTGTAAAACCATCCTCTCGTTCTACTTCTTCAACCTGTTTGGATGATAGCCCAAAAACATTAATCAACACCCAGCTTTGTTCGTGCATATGTCCTTTAATATCTAAATTCTCAGGATCTTCGTGATATTCAATACAGGTTTTTGCATATCGTATCTGATACCTAATTCTTTCTTCATTCCAGGCCTTTAAGATATTACTGTTAATCATTTGTTTCCTCCTCACAATCTACACCGAACAAATATTTCAAGATTCGGTCTTTTCCAACAGATTTGATTGCACCCTCCGCGATTTCCTTAGATGTAAAATAAGTTATAGATTCTCCACGGTAAGGACCCGTATTTGTTGATACACAGATACATTCTTTTGAAAGATACCCACATGCTATTTCGAAGTGAAAATTATTTCCATCCCATGCCTCTTTTTCTGAGTCGTTATGTTCTAAAGCATATCTTTCCAGTTCTCTTTTTACTTTTGCTTTTTCTTTTGCGAAATCCGCTTCCTTTTCAGTTTTAAATATATTTCCTATCTTCCATCTATCTTTGTCTACATAAACATTGTTCCAAAAATCTGCAATCGAAACATTACAATCATTTATATAATAATAAACTTTCCCTTTTTTTGGTTTCCAGACACAACTTTCTCTACTTGATTTCCCTCTTCCTTTATCTACCAGCGTTTTGAACTGTTCTCTTTCTTCTTCGGTTAAATTATTTAGATTTACTGTAATCTGTTCGTTCATTCTCATACCTCCTATTTACTGCTCAAAGTATCCCTTGACTCTTCCCTGATCGTCACACTCTACAATATGACAAACTCCGTCAAAGAACCATTCTTTCAGCTTTTCTCGCTCTTTTCTGTTGTCCATGATCACATCCCACATATATTCGAGAAGCTCTGTCTTTGTTTCTTCATTTCCTCTTACTTTCTTCCAGATATAATCCTTAGACTCTTCGTCCGGAATTACAAAGCCCTCATGCTCATAGCCTGCTACCATCATAGTTGTTCACGCTCCTTCCAGATGTCATTAGCTTCTTTCTCGCAATTCCTTTCAATGTAGTAATCGAATAAGAACTCCTTTTGTGCTTTTGTATAATCCTTGCCTGAATCCTTTGTTGCAATTGCAATTCCCTGTGACGGATTGTGAAGAAGTATCCAACCTTCTCCTGTCAATACATCCCCAGCTTCATAAAGTCTCGGCAGCTTTGAATATTCTTCGTCATTTTTTACCTTGCTTTTCAAATATTCATAAGCCCATTCCTGATGTTCTCCCCATTCCACTGCATGGAATTTTCCATTTGGCTCTAACCATCCATAATCTTCAGTTGTATGTTCCTCTGTATCAAGCATTCTTTTCATATAATTATCTAAGGCTCTTGATACTACTGGTCGCGACT